CCCACCGCCCACAACTGTCGTCACCCGCAGGCTGTAGTTCACACGGAGGAACCCGAACCCCTTCTGTTGATGCACGAGGGGTGTCCACGGCACTGCCGCCGTACTCGGCGACGTCACCGACGGACGTTCGGCGGTCACGAGCTGGCTGAGGAGACGCAGGAACCAATCCACCCACGGCATCGTGAGCAATAGCGAGTCGCGATCCACGACCGGTTGCGGCATCGGGATTTCGAGATTTTTCACTGGGCGCCTCGCGGCACGTTGACGCTGGCGCCATGAATAAGCCACGGGGTCGGATCGGAGACCACGATGCGGGGCGTGAACTGCCGAAATTGCCCGAGCCGGTTCCACTCCAGCCGCGTCGAGAACTCACCCATCTTTCCGGCGCTGCGGCGACGCGACGGGCCAAATGTCTTGCCGCCGTCTTTCGAGTAGCTCAGCTCCACCTGGGGATCGCTCCCTTGTCCACTCACGAGCCCGAGACCGGGCTGGAGAAAGAGCACGAAGTTGTCGAGGATGAACGCGATCTGTTCCTGGACGAGCGTGGGCGCGATGCGCTCACGGCGGATGAGCGCGCCGTCGGCGTCGTAGGGGAACGCGCTCGACAGCTCGAACAGCGTGCCGCTGGTTCGGTCGCCGACGAGATGCTTCCCGAAGGCGAACGCGTACCCGCGTGGACGCCAGAACCCGTACTGTGGGAGCGCCGTATTCCAAAAGGCGCGCTGATGCCAGCCGCCGCCTTCGTGATAGCACCACGTGATGTTTTCCGTGGGGAACGTCAGGCAGTAAAACGTGATGCCCAGCTCCTGGTAGACCAGGGCTTCTGCATCGTCGACCTTCTTGTAGGTCGCGAGCTGATAGTTCAGGGCTTCATCGGAGATGATGTCGGCGCTGCTGTAGCCGGTCGCTCGCACCACGACGCGCGCGCCAAACTTCGAGCGGCCCAGCCACGTCATCTGTCCGTTGAACTCTTCGGCCGAGAACGGCGCCTCGATGCCATACGGCACGACGCCGCCCGGAATCGGCGCGAAGGGGAATGGCGACGTGCCCGCGTTGTAGAACACGTCCGTGAGTTCCTGCCCAAACATCCACGCTTTTTGACTCGCGACCTTCATCGCCTTCCACGGGTCGGGCGACGAGCTGCGTTGAAAGATTTGCGTCCCGTCCCACGTCGTGCCGTCGAGCAGGTCTGAAATTTTCAGGGTTGACGATTCGATGTCGAGCAGCAGGAAAAACCCGTCGATCATGCCGCCCATGAACGCGTGGTCCTGGACCTTGATCAACGTGTTGTCGTCGAGATTGAGGAGGTAGGCGCTGTTGCCGCTGGTAATCATCACCTGCCCGCCGCCGTCCCCGTTGGTCGTCAGGGAGCAGGGCGTGCCGTCGTCGGCCATCGTGCCGCGTGCCGTGAACACGAAGTCCTTCGACACCTCGTACAGGACCGCCCCGTAGACGGCGAAGAGCTTGTCGGCATTGGTGAATAAGCGGCGACAGGGCTGGGTCGGCGCTTCCTGAAGGACCTGCACGCCCGGTACAGGGAACAACGCGGTCTTCGCGGTCGCGTTGGTCATCCCGATGATTTGGACGTAGTAGTTGATCAGCGTCTCGGCATCGACACTGGCGCTCTGGCTCCGAAACGACGGTCCGCAAAACCCTGGTAGTTGCACAGCGGGGTGTCAGCCCCGCATCCACGCTCCCTTCTAGTCCGTGACCAACACGCCCAAGCGCACGAGATCCGCACCGGTCATCTCCGGCAAGTCCGCCAGACGCAGCGGCGTCACCGTCAGCGTTGCCGTCACCGCCATCAGCTCCTGGAGCCGGGGGACGAACGCCGCCATGTTCGCGGGCGCCACGCGTATCGCGCCGTTGGGATCGCCGGGGACCGGTTCCCCCAGCTCCCGAATCAACGCGTCGCGCCGTTCGTGGTAATGGGTCGTTTCCTTCTTGACGATCTTCGCGAGCTTGGCGACGTTGTAGGCCAACTGCGCGGAGAGCCGCACCTCCAGCAACCGCGTTAGGGCCGCGTCGGCTTCCACTAGCTCCCCGAGCGTGAATGCCAGGGCGGGGATTGATTCTTTGGCTCGAAACGCTTCCACGGTCACGCCTCCTCCTAGTCGATAAAGTAGGTCATCGAAATAATGAACTGCGTGGTGTTGTTCAGGTCGCCCCCGGTCATCTTGACGGGGTTGTTCGCCGCCGAGAGGAATTTGAAAATTTCGGCATAACTCTGCGTGGGGATCCCGCGACACGAGAGCCCCGTGATGTCTTGGGGCGTATAGAGATTCGTGTAGTAGGACACCGTGCCCGCCGTAAACGGCGGGGGATTGGTGCCGCCAGGATTGCCAACCGGAAACGGAAAGTTTTTGATGACGAGGTTGCCGTTGATCGTGCCCTTGTTGCTGAATTGGGTGTAGGCCCAGATCGTGACTTGCTTGCCCGTCTTGATGTACCGGCCTTGCTGATAGAGATAGGTTTGACCCGTTTCGGAGATGTCGCCCCCAATGATCGGAAACCATTCCTGTATCGCATTGATCGGCGTCGTGCCCAATCCATTCGGCGCATTGAGGTGACCGGCTCGATCAATGTAGACCGCCGCCTGTTGGTTCAGCGCGTCATCAGAGGAGCGAAACACGAGCAAGCCGGACGTGTTGAGGATTTGCCAGACCCGCCCGTTCGCCGGTTGGTCGGTGGACGTGAGTCGCAGTTCTGCATTCGTTTTCGCGGCCAGGACATTCCCCGTGAAGGTCGCGTCGCCATTGCGGTTGAGACTCAACGGCGTGCTCTGTAATGTTAGTAGGTCATCGGTGAGTGTTTCGATGCGTAAGATGCCGTCGCTGTTTTCTTGTTTGAACCGCCACGCCTTTTGATTCACCGCACTCGATGCATCAAAAAAAATCAAGCTGCTGCCCGGCCCGTTAATCCCGAGCGAGGGCATGTCCTGCGCAGCCGTGAAAAAGTTGTGGACATTCAGCCAGACGCTGTTCGCCAAGGCGTCCGCGCCGCCCGGTTCGTGCGTGGTGTGATGCGCCAGGGTCGACGGCGCAGCGAACGACCCATCGGCGCGCAGGAAGGTGGCCGTGCCTCCGGGATAGCCCGCGAGCGTCGTCACCGCGAGCGGGTCCGTGCCGCCCGCGCGATGGGTTGAGGCGTGCGCGAGCACGCTGGTGGGCAGATTCGCCAGCACGAACGCCGTCGTCGCGATCTGCGTCGTGTTCGTGCCCGGTCCCGCTGTTGGCGCGGTCGGCGTGCCGGTCAGCACGGGCGAGGCCAGCGGCGCTTTCAACGCGAGATGGGCAACGAGATTTGTGACGTCGCTTTCCGGAATCGACGCCACAGCCGGGTCGAAGACGCCGTTCGTGACGTGCGCGTAGCCGGTCCCCGAGGGCGGCGCGCTGCCGCCCCCGCCGCCGCCCGTGGTGTTCGCCAAGACGAAGGCGGTCGTCGCGATCTGGTCGGTGTTGGTTCCGCGCGCGGCCGTCGGTGCGGTCGGGAGCCCTGTCAACGGAGGCGAGTCCAGCGACGCTTTCAGCGCGAGCTGCGCCATCAGATCGGGTTGGTTAGTGATGGGTCCCCAGAGCGCGCCCCACGGCACGCCCGCCGCTGGCGCCCATGCAGGCTCGGCGCCGACGCCTTGTGACGTCAACACCTGTCCGGCCGGACCGGCCGAGAGCGCCACGAGATGCGCCGGGTCCGCCGCCACGAGAATGTCGCCTGCTTTGTAGACCGTGACACCGACGCCGCCCTGGTCGACCGACAACGCGCCGCGCACTTTGCTCGCCGCCAACGCCGTGACCCATGCCGGATCGTCGTAGCGGCCGGTGAGGTCCACCTTGGCGTTCAGGGCGGCTTGGAGGTCGGCCTGACTGGTGTGGTCGCCGATGATCTGGCCCCACACAGGCGGATTGCCCGACGCGCTCGCGGCGATCAACATGCCCGTGCTGGGCATGCTTTTGAGGAGCGCCGGGTCACTGCGTTGCTCGGGCGGACCCGGATCGTTCATCCGCTTGACGGCGCCGAGTGCGCGATTCGCCGCCTCAGCCAGCGTCGGCGCCTCGTTGGCCGCGAACGGACGCACCAGCCGCCGCGCGAGATTCAGCATCCACGCTTCGTAGTACCCCGGCAGGAACACCAGGACCGTCGTCAGCGTCAGCGGCGTTTGCAGCGGCGCCGCCGTGCGAAGAATGAACGTCGCGTGGGTGCTCGGAACCGGCCAGACCAGGAACTGCCCGATCTCGTCCGTTTGGGGCTGGTAGAAAAAGACGGACGGATAGTCGGCCGTGAAGAGCTTCGTGGGAATGCGCGCCCACTGATCGGGCGAAAACTCGGTCAGGTACTGTTCGGTCGCCGTGGCGTCGCCCGCCACGATAATCGAGCCGCTGACGATCTGGGTCGGCACCGGCCCGATCCAGTCAGGCCCGGTCGGCCCGACGTAGTACACGCGCTGGTTCGGAATGAACGCATAGTCGTCGCGGCGTTCGGCGTAGGTGAGGAAGCCGTCGATCTGAAACAGATCGACCATGCTCTGGAAGTAGCGCAGCGCAAGGTCGGCATCACTAGCGTCCAGTTGCGCGTCAGCGCCCAGGACACGAATCTCCTGGAGGGCGCGCGTGATGAGTTCCACGACGGTGACGCGCACCGATTACTCCTTCTCTTTCGGCTTTTTGTCGACGGGGCGCGTTACCGGAGGCGGCGTCTCGCGACTGGGCGTGAACGCCGGAGGCGTCGCGTTGATGGGCGGCGCGGCGGCGGGTGAGTCTCGCCACGTCGCCTTGTCGAGCTGCTCGTCCGCTTCGGCGGTGAGCACCAACCGGGGCTCCTCGCCGTCCGCATAGCGCCACGCGGGATAGGCGACGAAGGGCCGTCCGCCACGGGCGAGGAGGTCGTGCTGCGCGTCCGGCGCGAGCTGCGGCGGGAGCACGTAGGTGGGATCAAACAACGCGGGCGTGGAGACCCAGCCGTCTCCCGTGGGTTCGTCCTCCGCGCACGCCACGAAGAGGCCATCTGGCGCCTGTTCGCGGTGATAGATCCATTTCGGATACGCCATCACCACACCTTTCAGGAAGTGCGCGCGGCGCACGCCGGGACGCGACGTGCGCCGGAGGGAGTTACGATGCGATGCGGCAGCAGAAGTCTTCGTACGTCTGCTTGAGGCCGTAGAGCACGTCGAGTCGGCACAGCTCCTGGTTGCTCTGGATGTCATACCCCTTGACGATCCGGATGGAGAGGCCAAGCTTGTCGCTTTTGGCGCGCGCCGCCATCGCCATCCCCTTCGGGAGGTCGAGGTCGACGAACGCGGCGGTGAGCCACTCTTTATGGAACGCGAGCCCCTGCTTGCTGACGACGTTCTGGCGACTGAGCGGATCGCCAAACACCTTCACGACGGCGCTATCAGCGGGCGAGGCGGTCACGTTCTGGAGCGCGCCCGTGGTCACAATCGCCGGGAAGATCGGGACCGACGCGTTGCCCGACGCATCCGAGCTGACGGGCGCGGTGACGACGAACATCCGGAGTTCCCCATTGTCCGCGCGTGACTGTGGGTTGACCGAGTTCACGCCCGCGAACGTGATCGAATCCCCCTGCTTCAGCCGGGGCGCCGCTGCGGCGGCGAAGCCCTTGAGCAGGATGGTGCTGCCGGTCTGGTTCGCGCCGCTGACGAGCGGGGCGCCGCCCAGCGCGCCGACGGTGTGCGCGACGATGTTCTGGTCCATGTACCAGTCGAAGCCGATGACATGGCCCATCTCACCCGTCGTGTACTGGTCGGCGATCTTCGACGCGGCCTGGAACAGGCCCTTCAACGCATTGACAATCGTCGCCTCCATGCGCGGCGAGATGACGATGTTGCGCTTGCCCTGCGGCACGCCGAAGTTGCTGAGCGTGACTGAGGCGTCGAAGTACGGGTCGAGCGAGTTCGGCACGACGCCGGGCACGCCCGCCACGTTCGGGCAGTTGATGTACTGCGCGCACACCGACTGATCGATCCGGTTCGCAATCGAGGCGCACGCGGTGTCGAGGTACCGTTCCTTGAACTGGTCGATCTTCAAGGTCAGGTCGACGTTAGAGAACTGGAGGTCCTGGCCGATGAGCTGATCGATCTTCAACGGGATCGTCCGCTCAATCGCGGGCTCGGGGGTCATGGTCTCCCCCGTGCGGCCCTGCCAACGCACCGGCAGGCGGATGTTCAGGGTGTCGCCGATCTTGTTGCCGTCCTGCGCGAACTTCGGTTCGTAGCGACGGTTGATCAGCTTGGTGATCGTCAGGTTGTTTTCGACAATCATCAACGCTTCTTTGGCGATGACGTTGTCGGTGAGCAGGACGTTTCCAATCGGTGCAGG